TGATGTGTTGTCGTTTACTTTCATATCCCTCCAGGATTATGTGTCAGTGCCGTTTATACCAGTAATTGGGAATGAATCAAAGGGAATACAGAAAGCCTCAGTCTTAAGATTACTCTTATATTCCAAATCTTTAGCAGCATATGCACTCATGTAGCCATCGCGTGCTTCCATACATAAATGTTCTGTTGGGAATACAAATGCATTATACCTTACAGAAGGCATATTAGGCATTGATATAAGCATTAATAAAAAGAATATTTTCACTTTCCTCGCATGTATGTTTTATGAGGCTCATATCTTAACCATTTTAAGAAATCTTTCCATACATTTTTAATTTTTCTTGACATCTAGTCTCTTTTAGTAATGGGACCGCCCTCGCTCTATGTTTTATTGAGCGACAAGGCAGTCCACTGGGTGAAATGAAGTTGAGAATTTAGTTATATATATTGTGGATAACTAACGCAAGTTTTTTCTTGACACGATTTGCCCCGGAAAACAGCCAAATAAAGTTCTTGAAATGTTTTGTTTGTTGTGGTATAATACATGTAAATGAGGATGGTGCAACATTCTCAGAGTATGGCTGAACAACAGTCTCCAGGTTGTAAGGCACGGTTCTCGCAAGGTATGGTCGAATGACTGAGGGTGTGAGGGTTGGTACTGAAGTACTTGTTAGCATAGGAAATGTTGACTGGACGGGAAAAGGTTGGGGGTAGTCAAAGAACCCCCCTACTCACTTAAAAGAATTATGATTAGTTTAAAAGCATATACAGATTGGATCAACAAAGCACCTAAAAATGCGCGTTTAACATATTACCGTGGGTATTTATGTGATCCTAAACTACAACCTATATCACCTAGTGATAACACAAGGGTATTTAAGTTACGTAAAGTAGTACAGAAAAGTGAAGAAGGAGGTCTTGTGAATTTAGTACAAAAGAAACACGGCGATTTTGATTATGAATACATGGCGGTGCGCAAATGATTTGGAGTTTATTTTGGTTTTTTCTTATACCAATTAAGATATATATAGCGTTTCATATACTTTTAATGATTTATAGAATATTTTTTGGTGTATGAGCCCAGTGTGTAAAATGGTAGATGTTCATGATGAGCTAAAACGTGCACGTGACGCATTTTATAGTGCTATGTTTGAGGATAATGAGGAAGAGATGCGTGCTGCAGATAATGCTGTTGGATATTATGAGTCCATGGATGGCATATCTTGCCCCGAATATCCAGGATTTTAGATGAATATAAACAAAGTGCCAATGGTTCGTGTGACGTGGCTCGATGCCCGTGATACAGAGACAGGTTGGATTGATATTAAAGATATTATAGCAGCACCTCTAGCTAAATGCCAGGAAGTTGGTTGGATGACTGTGAATAATGAGGAGAAGGTAGTGATCATGCGTTCGTGGTGCTTGGACCGGGACGATAACCATGGGGGTGGTGCTATTGCTATTCCAAAGGGATGGGTAAAAAAGATAGAATATTTACAGGTGACACATGCAGACGTACGAGATTAATTTATGGGAAAACAAAAAGATTGTTGAAAAGGTAGTTAAACAATTTGAAAATGATGAAGAAGTATTAAAATATATAGCTGATAATTTTGATAGAGCAGAAGATTTACCAAGGTTAGATGCTGAGGCAGGTTATTTAAGACCCAAAAAGAGTAATACTATTATTACCTGGGCTAAAATTAGCACATATGTGCGTAAAAATGCTCCTAAAAGAATAGAACTGACGGAAGAAGAGAAAGAGATAAAGGGTACTTTGGAGAAATCTATTACAAAAGAGGTAATAAATGAGTGGGGATACAATGAAATGATAAGACAAGTTAAAAAAGAATATTGGAGTCACCCAGATGCAAAAGGGCTAGAAGAAAAAAGGTAATGGAGATATGGGAATTTTGGTTATTATTAATGGTGACTATAAATACAATGCAAAATCTTATTGTATTTTTTGTGGGTCGTAAATTTAAAAAGGAAAAGAAATGACATCAATGACAAAATTAGATGGTATTGGCAACGGTATTACGAGGAAACAAGGATTAACACCCAAGCAAGCTAAGTTTCTTAAGGTATTACGGGACTTTATTGAACAAAATGGTTACTCACCATCTTATGAGGAGATGAAGCAGATGAATGACATGAAATCAAAGAGTAATGTGCATGAGTACATAAAAAACCTAGAAAAGCGCGGTTATTTAACGTATGAGAAGTATTGTAATCGAACTATTACACTAATTTAATATGGTATTGTATATGGAGCTGGATGCTAAAAAGTTTTTTTATTTTTCTTGTACCGGGATATTGCCAATACTCCAATACCTTTTAGGGTTTTTGGTGTGTGATAAGGGATATTTGGTATTGGCTAGGTATTGGGAGTCCAAGGGTTAAGCATGAAAAAAGAAGAAAAAGTAACTGAAATGAGTAAAAAAGACAGTATAATCAATAAGATAGATAAGGTTGGTAAAAAGGTGGTTGCCAATACCATCCGTAATACCAAAGACATGGCATTGAAATACCCAAGAGGTGAAGATGGGTTAACAGATAGACAAAGAATATTTGTTGAATTGTACACAGCTAATGAGGGAAGACTTACACCTACTGAATGTGCAAGACAATCTGGGTATAAAACAGATCGTGCTGCTGTAACAGCTTCAGAATTATTGAATGTAAAAAAATACCCTAAGGTTGTACAAGCTATAGTTAAGAGAAGGGAAGAGATTGCACTTACGCATAAAGTTGAGATGGACAAGCATGTCCAAGAACTAGCACGCTTACGAGAGACTGCATTAGATGCTAAGTCTTACAGTGCTGCTGTTAATGCTGAACGGTTAAGAGGTCAAGCTGCAGGTTTGTATATTGATCGAAAGGAAATTAGAACTGGTAGTATTGATAGTATGTCTCGTGAGGATGTTTTGAAACAATTAAAGGAATTAGGATTGGATGGAAAATTCAGAAAAGAAAATAATAAAACTATCATTTCGGTCGAAGAAGAATCCGATAGCGAAGGACTTAAGGACATCACCCCAGTACAAACAGAGGGTAGTGAAGGACAAGAAAAAGTATGACCGCAAAGCCGGAAACAAATTTTTGGAAGAGTGTAAAGAAATTATTAGAAGATGGTAATTACTTAGTATCACGCATTGAGTCTTACGTTACACCAGGATTCCCAGATTGCGTAGTATACCATGAGGATTGTGGATTTTTTACGTTGGAATTAAAAGTAATGAGGCGTAATAAAAAAGGGGACGCAAAAGTACTCATATCCCCTCTACAACATGCCTTCCATGTCTCTTATTCTATGAAGCGTGCTCCTGTATTTATACTAATTACGGACCCCGGGAGGGGGGTCGTAAAGCTTTTTGAGGGGTCTCAAACTCCCAAACTCCGTGATGCTACAAACTTGGACGAAGGACCAAGGGCCTTGTACGAGGGCCCGCTGGCCGGGATGCAGCTGAAGCAGTTTGCAAACTCCAAAAGTCCCAAACTCCGGGAATAAACCTCCCGTCATTTGACATAGGGGGAGCTGGCGTTTGCGCACCGGGCGCGCCGGGGAAATAACTGGCTGATGGTCGGCGGACTTCTGCCATTTCTTGTACCAGCATGGATCCTGAAACTGCAGCCCCAGCCAGGAAGCAGGATGGGTATTGACATGTGGATAACTTTCTGCTATAATAGGGGTAGAAATAGAAACAAAGGAGTTATTATGGTCGTAGACGAATCAATAAGCACAGCACTCAATAGGATTGCTGAGAATCAAGAAGAAATGAATGATATACTAAAACAAATTTTAGGTCATTATAATAGTGTTGTTCCTGTCATGAAGCGTAATGCTGATAGAGTAGAAGAAGTACAGACAGACAACCGAGGTGCATTAGACAAGATGTACGATACAGTATTTAATAACTGATTTTCTAAAGGTCCCAAACTCCCACTATCTCCACCTCTGTGGTGTATAGGTGGTGGGGGTTAGTTTTGCGCCCGGGCGCCCGCGGGAACTTCTGTGGCGAAGTCCTTTGAAGAATGGCTGAAATCAAGGAAAAATTTTTGAAGTGCAGAGCTTGACAAACGCTTCCACGCCAGTTATACCTGAAGATAGAATGAGAAAGAGAGGTAAATATGGACTGACTGGGTTTACTTATACCTGTAAAATTGGCTGTTTTCTGCCTTTTTATAGTATTACTACTACGCGCAACAGGGAGCTGGTGATTTGTTCACCTGCTGCGGCCGGGATCTCCGGAGCTGCACAAGCAGCTGCTGCTGGATCCTGAAACTCCCAAACTCCTGGTTCGACCATCTCCAAAAAGCAGGAGGATGGCTGCCAGGAGTTTACGCACCGGGCGCGCCGGGAGTTCTTTGGAGTGAACTGGAAATGTTATCCACAAGAAATGTGAATGGAGGGTTGAGATGAATTACATTTGATGATATAATGATGATAGTTAAAGCATGATGATATAACTTCTTAGTTTAAAGAGCTTTAACTATGAGGCAAGATAAACGGAGTTATTCGGCTCTTGCCTCAAAATCAAGGGTGATACAGCAATCCCACATGATACTGAAAGGTTGAAGTTCAAATACTGGAAAGGAGATGGTAATGGGGTTTAGTCCTTACTCGGTTGATCAGTAGTCCGTTCTAAACTCCCAAGCTCCCCAAACTCC